TTAAGGGACAAATACACATGCCAGTACTGTGGGCATATTGGTGTTGAGGGTATGGAGGTAGATCATATTGTGAACATTGCGGCAGGTGGTACGGATGAGCTGAGTAATCTACAGACGTTATGCAGAAGCTGCCATCAATTAAAGACGAGGCGAGAGAGTGCACGCAGGTGATGTACAGATTAAACAACATTTAACAGATGATGATTTTAGATTAACAAAGTAATATAAATTTTGAATTAATTTGATTGTATCAATAGTTTAATGTAGGGGGGTGGGTGAAAGTCTGATGTTTTTTTTCATTGGACACCGCGTGCCCTCCCATGCGCGGAAAAAATTTCCCTTTTTAACTTGTTAAAGCATTTTAACAGGCAGCATTTTTTTGCTGAAAATCTAATAATTTATGTCTATTTTAGGTTGTTAAACAGGTTGTTAAAGACGCTTTTGGGCGTCTTTTTTTAACAGGAGGTTGCGATGGCGATGAATGAGCAAAAGGAGCTGTTTGCACGCGCCATCGTGGATGGCTTGTCAAATAAAGAGGCAGCGATAAAGGCTGGTTATAGTGAAAAAACAGCCAGTGCGACGGGGAGCCGGTTGCGTAAAGACCCTGACGTGATTGCACATATCGAACAATTAAGTGCGCCGGTGGCTGGTTCTGCGGTTGAACAGGGTGAAGAGCTAGAGAATGATGCGGTAAAAGTGGCGGATACGGTATCCGCATTACCGGTTAATTTATTTTACGGTGCAGAGGTTGTTAAAACGGGGTTAGAAGTAGCGATTGGTGACAGGAGTTACTCGTTACTTGATCCACGCGATTTGCTGACGCTGGCGGGTATGGGTGTTATTGAGTTAACGCAAGCGCAGATTAGGAGTTTGCAAACAGTATTGCCGTACAAATACGGCAAGGTTGGCGAGACGGGTAAGAAAGAGGCGCAGCAGGCGGCAGCGGAAGAGGTTTTACAGACGAATACGTTTGCGCCGTTGCGATCGCCTTCTATTAGGAGGTTGCAATGAGCGCGCTGGTACAAGCCACGGCTCCGGAATGGACCACAGCATGCGTTGACTGGCAGCAGCGGATTGTTGACAGGCAAAGTCTGATTGTGACGCCGCCGCTGTTTCAGGAATCGGCAGATGCCGCATTGCGCATTTTTCAGGCATTGAAATTATGTGATGTGCCGGGTGAACCGCGAATTGGTGACCCGGGTGTTTCCAAACAGTGGATATTTGATTTTGTGGCGGCGATTTTTGGGGCGTACAACCCTGATACTGGTGTAAGGCTGATCAATGAGTTCTTTTTGTTGATTAGTAAGAAAAATTCCAAATCGACCTACAGTGCGGGCATTATGCTAACGGCGTTGGTGCTTAATTGGCGCCGGGATGCTGAGTTTTACATTATTGCGCCGACTAAACATGTAGCCAATAACAGTTTTAATCCGGCGCGAGCGATGATTCATGCTGACCCGCAGTTGCGCCAGCTTTTTCAGGTGCAGGAGCATAACCGTACGATTACTCATCGCGGCACGAATGCAAAACTACAGATTATTGCAGCAGAATCGGACACAGTATCCGGGGTAAAAGGCACCGGCGTGCTAATTGAGGAAGTGTGGCTGTTCGGTAAGCGTGCTAATGCGGTGAATATGTTCACTGAAGTGACGGGTGGTATGGTGTCACGGGCGGATGGTTTCACTATTTACCTGTCTACTCATTCCGATGAGGCACCACGCGGGGTATTTGCGGATTTATTAAGCCGTGCCCGTGCGGTGCGTGATGGGAAAATTACTCAGAAATATTTCTTACCAGTGTTGTATGAATTTCCGCCGTCGATGCTGGAATCCAAAGCCTATATGAATCCGGCAAATTTCTACATCACTAACCCGAATCTGGGGGCGTCGGTCGGTGTTGATCAGCTTTTACAGCTCTATGATAAAGCCAAAACTGGCAAACCTGAGGAAGAACGTCAATTCTGGGCTAAACATCTGAATGTGCCGATTTCCATCGCGCTAGCCAATGATACATGGCTGGCAGCCAGTTTCTGGGAAAAAACCACAATCCCCCAAATGCACGGCTTGGATGAATTGCTGGACGCGTGCGAGGCGGTGACCATCGGTGTGGATGGTGGTGGGCTTGATGATTTGTTGGCTATTGCGGTGGTCGGTAGACGAAAAGGGGCACCACGTCAATGGCTGGTATGGGCTTATGCGTGGGCGTCGCCGATTGCGCTGGAGCGGCGCAAAAGTATTGCCTCTACGCTGGCGGATTTTGCTGCCTCAGGTGAGCTGACGATTGTGCCGAATGTCGGTGCCGATATTGAGGAAGTTGCGGATATGGTGAAATACATTTATGACCGCGGTTTATTAATTGAAATCGGACTGGACAGTGCCGGTGTTGGCCAGATTATTGATGCGATTCTGGCACGGGGTGTACCACAGGATTTATTAAAGGCAGTGACGCAGGGGTGGCGGTTAAAAAATGCGATTCAGACGGTAGAGCGCAAGCTGGCGGAGGGGACATTGCAGCATGGAGATAATGCCATGATGGCGTGGTCGATGTCTAATGCGCGTACTGAATTACGTTCTAACAGTTTACTGATTACTAAACAGGCAAGTGGCTGGGCGAAGATTGACCCAGTGATGGCGATGCTGGATGCGGTGCATATTCTGACCGAAAACCCGAACGCCGAACCGAGAAATGATAAATCAGTATATGAAACGCGCGGGGTTCGATATATCAGCTATGAGTAAGAAAGATAAGAAAGCGCGCAAGCATGTTTCGCGGAGCATTCGAGGCGAGGGTTTACGGGCGCAAGTATTTGACGGGGTAGATGATCCGGCATTTAAGGAGTTTATCCATAATAGTCTGAGTAGTGGCGGGGTGCGGATTGGGGAAAATAAAGCGCTGATGAATTCGGCACTCAACCGCTGTGTGAATGTGATTTCGGAATGCATCGCCTATCTGCCCATCAGGCTGCTGACAGACACGGATGAAAAGGAGGTGTTGAAAGATGACCCCCTGCACCGGCTAATCAAGAGAAAGCCGAATGACTGGCAGACAGCTTATGAGTTCAAGCGCCAGATGCAAGTGCATCTGCTGGAATATGGCAATGCCTATGCCCGGGTGATACGCAGTGGCAGGCGGGTGGTTTCTTTGGTGCCGATGCACCCGACACAAGTAGCGGTAGAGCAGCTGGACGACTGGTCGCTGCGTTATACCTATACCGGCACCAATGGCAAGCAGACGCAAATGGGTGCGGATGAGGTGTTTCATCTGCGTGATTATTCCGAAGACGGGATTAAAGGTATTTCGCGGGTAAAGCTGGCACGCGAAGCGCTGGGGATTGCTTTTAGTGCGGAGAAAGCCACCCGACGGACGTTTGCACACGGGGTGATGGCCAGCGGGGCCGTTGAGGTACCAAAAGCATTGACTGATGAGAGCTTTATCCGCCTGCAGGAATCCCTGAGTGCGGCTAATGGCGGTGTGGAAAACGCTGGCGGGGTGATTCTGCTGGAAGATGGTGCCAAGGCGGCCAAATGGTCGAGTACGGCGGTGGATGCGCAGTTGCTGGAAAACCGTGCGCACCAGATAGAGGAAGTCGCCCGTTTTTTCGGGGTGCCACGGCCACTATTGATGCTGGATGATACTTCTTGGGGCTCAGGCATTAATGAGCTGGGGATTTTCTTTATTAAATTTGGTTTAAACCCATGGCTGACGTTGTGGGAACAGGCACTGGAGCGGGTATTACTGTCTGATGACGATGGCAAAATATTTAAATTCAATATCGGGGCGTTACTGCATGGTTCTCTTAAGGATCAGGCGGAGTATTTCAGCAGGGCACTGGGTGCCGGCGGCACGCAGCCATGGATGACACAGAATGAAGTACGGCGTACCTGTGACTTACCCTGTAGCAAGGATAAGGATGCTGACAGTTTAAAGAATCCGATGACACTTAAGAAAATGGACAGAAAAAGGCAAACAGATGAGCTTGATTAAATTACCACAACTGAATGCAGAGACGATTCCGGAAAAGGTTTCGTATGAGTTAACGCCACAGGCCACCAAGAAGTGGTCGGCGGGTATTAAGGCGCAAGATGACGATAACGGTAATGTGATTAATATTTATGATGTTATCGGTGGCTATGAGGGTAATGGAAATTGTGAGTACGTTGCTAAAGCATTGAATCGAATTGGTAATAATGATGTGGTGGTGAATATCAACAGCCCGGGCGGCAGTTATTTTGAGGGGGTGGGTATTTATAACCAGCTAAGCATGCACCCGGGAAAAGTCACGGTGCAGGTGGTGGGTATGGCGGCCAGTGCGGCTTCTGTGATTGCGATGGCGGGAGATGAAATTCTGATTGGCTCCGGCGCGTTTCTGATGATTCACAATGCATGGTGTCTGGCTATGGGAAATCGGCACGACCTGCAAGGGGTAATTGATGGATTGAGTGTTTTTGATAAAGCCATGGCTGACCTTTATGTGCAACGCGGACATCTAGCATTGGATGAAGTTGTGGCCATGATGGACAAAGAAACATGGTTGGATTGTGCAACCGCCATGAAATGCGGTTTGGCTACCGGACGGCTTGAAGTGAAAAAGCAGGCGGTGGCGGATGATGAGGGTAAACAAGCCAGAGCTTTGGTTGATATGGCTTTGGCACAACAAGGTATGTCGCGCAAAGAACGGCGACAGGTGTTAAGTGCATTGAATAAAAACCATGGCATGCCACGCGCTGCTGAGGATTCTGCCAAGCCTTGCGCTGGTGGCGGTGATTTCTTAACAAGTGCAAGTAGTCTTTTGAATTTTTTAAATAAATAGGATTGATTATGATGAAGAAAAACGGCAAGCAGTATCCTTACCGTGGCGCGATTAAGGTTTTTGCCCAAGCGGGTGGGAGTAATCCGGCAGCGGTGATTGATGGTATTCGTTCAGGGTTGCAGGAATGGCAGAACAAGCAGAACGGTGAGGTAAATTCGCTGCGCGAGCAATTGAGT